ACCGGTCGCGATCACCTGATCATCAAACGCCGTCGCCGCCGAGGCCGCCGCGGTTTTGTAGTCCGACCAGTCCTTCCAGCGAAACGCGATCAATTGTCCCTGCCGCGCCTCAAAAAAAGCGATCAACGTTTCGATGTCGTCCAGCGACCGGATCCCGACACCTGCATCATAGCGCCGACGAGAATGGGCCCACGGCGCATTGCGCTCTTCAAAGCCGTTTGCCAGGGTGACAATTTCGGTCCGGCGTTCCGGGCCCCCAACGGACCCGAAACTCAGGTTCGTGGGAAAACGTATTTCGTGAAACTCCATGGTCGCTCCTCATCGATTTCTTTGACCACGCCCGATGGCGCGGGTCATTTGTGCAGCGATCTGGGACTGTGTGCGGCGAAACCCTGCGGCATCCGGCGTGGTGATATTCATCACCACATTGACCGGGCGTGCACCGCCCTCGGTGCGCACACCCAATCGCCCGTCAGCCCCTCGTGACAGCGGCATGATCGCCTCTGGTCCTGCTTCGCCCATCAATCCGGTGCCACCGCGCATCGGAAACGTTGTCGGACCGTTCACGACACCACCATTGGCGAACGGAACGACACGCCCTTGCGAAAAACTCCCGCCTTTCGCAAATGGCAACAATGACCCGATCACGCCCTCCACCCCACTGGCCAATATACCGCTGACCTGACTGGTCACCGGGTTGATCGCGGCAGAATACGCCGCGTTGACCATCGACTGGCCTACGCGTTTCATCGCTTCGGACAGGTTGTCGCCATCCAACACCAGCCCGTCGATCGCACCGCGCAGGCCACGGTTGATCCCGCGTTGCAAGGTTGTGATCTCACGCCCGGTATCGGCGATGGTCGCCTGCATCCGTCGCAGTTCGCCGTCAAATACCGCGGCCATGGACGACACACCGCCCAAAGACACCTCCAGCGCGGCGATCTGTGTTTCCAGATCGTCGCCACCAAATCCATCAGTCATCCGTCATTCCTTTGTCATTGTCAGGAAACGCCTGCGAAAGTTCGTGCAGTCGCGCGCGCGTCAGCGGGGGCGAGCCACTGTCATGCCCCAGCATCATCAACAGCTCTGCCGGTGTCAGCGCCCAAAACTCATGGGGTCGCTGGCCCAGCCCGTGGATGCCGGCCCGCATCAATGCGGGCCAGTCAAATGTGGTCATGACTGGCCGTCCTGGGCACAGGAAAACGCACGGGCAAGCAAATGGCCGGCTACCCGCGCGGCCTCTAGCGGGCCGCCGGAAATATCAGCCGCCAACAAATCACTTGCACTGCCATCCCAGCCGCCGCCACGCAAACCGGCCACGATCAACGCCAATAGTTCCTTGGTGGAAAACGTACCGGATTCAAACCGTTCCACCAGGGCCACCAGCGTGCCGACATCCAGTTGCGTTTCCAGCTCTGCCAGTGATCCCAGCGTCAGTTTCAGATTGTAGGCCGTGCCATCAATGATCAGCGCCGCCTCTCCGGCCCATGGATTGGCCATATCAGAATGCCGTAAAGGTCAGTTCACCGGCAGACGCCATCGCCATCTCGTATGTGGCCTCACCATTGTGACTGCCCGCATACTCGATCGAGGTCAGCAAAAACGGCCCCTCCACCGTACCAAAATCCGGGATGAAAACCTGAAATTCAGGAACTTCGCCGTCGAAAAATATCTGCCGGGCACGCTCATCCGTGGTTTCATCCTTGAAAACACCTGATCCCGAAATTGTGGCAGACCGCACACCCGCGCCGCCCAATAGTTCGCGCCATCCACCCTGGCTTTCCAGACTGGTCACATCAACTCTCTCGGCATTGAACGAAATCCGCGTTGCACGCAGTCCCGCAATTGTATCGAACATGCCGGCACCGGTCATGTCGAGTTTGATCAAAAGGTCCTTGCCGTTTTGGGCACCCATAGCCATCACTCCAATGAGAAAGTTTAGTTATCTTCGACACGCGCCCGAAATTTCAGGTCGATACGCCGGGTATCGGCATCCTGAACACGGTCTGCCTTTGCACTTAAAAAATTCAGGTAAACCAGACGTCCCCGCGTCAGCACCAGTGGCGCATCAATCAGCGCATCCGAAACCGCTGCCGCGACATCCTTGGCTGTGCGAAACCCGGCCGCATCTGACACAACGCTGACCTTGAATTCGTGAAACGCACCGGCGCCACCCTGGTCGGATGCGTCTTTGACATCTTCCGGACCCAGACTGACATAAGTCTCGGGCACCAGGCCTGACGGGGCCGCGTCAAAAATGTCGGCCCCCACCAGCAACAGCAAGGTTGCATCGGCTGCAAGTCGTTGAAACACCGCTTCCTGCAAAGCGGCGGAAACTCCATAACTCATACCGCCACCTCTTCTCTGGCGTGGCATGTCAGATAGTATCCCTTGGGGTCATATTCTGACACCGCCGCGATCCGAAACAGCCGGTTCCCGTCACGAAACCTTTGCTCGGGTTTGGGGCGCGACACAGCGCCTTCGGCCGCAGCACGCACGACAATCCGATAAGGCACCCTGGACAGCGTCAATAATTCAGAGCGTGACTCGCGGCCCGTGCCCGGCTTGATCGATGCCCAAAGTGTGCCGACAGATTGCCAGGTTTCGATATGCCCGCCAGCCCCATCCAGGGCACGTACCGGCGTTTCCAGAACCAGTTTCCGGTTCAAGTGAACTTTTTTGCTCACCTTGCACCTCCTCCCAGTACGCGCACATTGCGGTACCGGTCGATCAGCGTATTGACCCCGAATGGCATGGCGCCAGAGCCGTCAGACGTTGCTGCGCGACTTTCATAGTAATGTGCCGCCAACAGAAACACCGCCTGGCCCAAATCCACCGGCACATTGCTCCACATCGCGCCATATCCAGCGACGAAATCCAACTCTGCGGTTCCGCCCAGTGGGATCGATGGCAGGCTTGCACCACTGGCCCAGACCCGCGGTCGATGCATGTCCGGCTCAACATTGTATATCGCCGGATCAATTATGGTCGCCGCACCGGTGCGATCAACAATCCGCAATTCATCCAGACCAAATACCGGTGCCAACGGCAAAGCCTGCCTGCACGTTTCACGCCAGGCGGTCAGGCTCCAGGTATATTGCTTGGTCACAAGGATCTTGCCGGTACGCGCCTCGATCGCCGCAATCGACGCCCGCAGATAGTTCTCCAAAATTCCATCTTGCAATGCGTCATCGGCAAATCCGGTGCCTAACAGCAAATGGTCTTTGAACTCTGCAACCGGCAACGCCGCACTCGGCACAGTTGTTTGCTCGACTAACATCATGAAATGTTTTCCACATTAAGACCCCTGTTTTGGTAAATGGGCGCACGTCTCCGCGTTGCTCGGACGGAGGGGGAGCAGCTAGACAACACGCATTCTGTGACGCGCGCCCACCTATTCCGCGGGTCACAAAACCCGCGGAACACGATCTCGAACCAAATTATGTCATCGAGAATTTCAGCAACTTGATGGCCGCAAAGTCGGACACATCGCCGCCAACGCGCTTGGTTGCGTAAAACAGTACATTGGGTTTTGCGCTGAACGGATCACGCAGAATACGCAAATCTGGGCGTTCGGCGACCGTGTATCCGGCTTCGAAATCACCAAAGGCGATCGCGGCATCATTTGTGTCCACATCCGGCATGTCTTCGGCAATCAGCACCGGGTAGCCCAGCAATCGCGCTGGCTCGGACGCTGCCAGACCGTCGGACCACAGGAACCGACCGTCTGCATCTTTCAGTTTGCGCACACGCCCGGCAGTTTTGGAATTCATCACAAAAGACGCGTTGGCGCGATACTGTGCACCCAGGGCATAAACCAGCTCGACAATGCTGTCAGCAGACCCGAAATCACCGTCAATACCGGTTGGGACATACCCGATGGAACCCCACGCCCAGGCCGTATCGTCCACCTGCGGGTGGTTCATGATGCCGGTTGGCTTATTGATGCCGTCGCCGTTGATGAACGCCGCCGCTTCTGTACGGGCAAATTTGTCCGCGATACGCCCGGCCAGCCAGCCTTCAATGTCAAACGCACTGTCATCCAGCAAACGCTGACTTGCCTTTGGCAACGCCGACAATTCAAACAACGGGATCGAAATACGCTCGATCTGCGGCGTTCCGGTTTCGGTGGTTGCGGTGGTTTCGTCCGCCCAGCCCGCGCCCAGATCACTGCGATCAATCAAAACATCGAAAGATGTCGCATCAACGTTAACGACATTGGCGACCTGACGCAGCGACGCTGTCGAACTCAGAACCGATTTCACCGATTCCGATGTCTGCGGATCGACAAGATAACCGCCGTCACCCGCAACCGTGGTATTCAGGGCCTTGCCCTCCAGAACCAGGCCCCGCAGACCGTCATCGTCACCAGAGCGCACATAGGCCTCAAAGGCTTTTTGGTGGGGAACATCCGCTTCGGCAGCGGTGGAAAGGGCCGGACGACCCATTGTTACAGATTTCCGATCAAGCATGGTTAGTCGCTCTTCCTGTTGTTTCAACTTTGATTTAATTTCAGCCTGAAAATCTTTGAGATCATTCAGAAAACCCGCCATCGCGGTTTTGACTTCGCCAGCAGGCGACTGGCCATCAGGCACAGCTATTGCGCCCGATGCCTTGGTTTCGGTTTTGCTCATCAAACAATCCTGTTTGCTATAGTGTGGAAATTCTGGCGCTTATCCTGCGGCCAGCTTGCGGCGCGCGTCTGCGAAAACGCCTGCCAAATCACGCAAAAACTGGTCGCCCAAAGTGTCCCCCTTGGCGCCAACCCGCGCATCTGAAAGCATCGGAAATGTCACCAGGGACACCTCCCACAACTCCAGTTCAGACAACAGCCGCTGGCCCTTGTCGTCCTTTTTGGCGCGCACCGTGCGATAACCGATCGACAAACCGTCAATGGCCCCCGCCTCCAGCAGCGCCACAGCTTCGCGACCCTTTTCAACTTCGCTCAGCAATCGTCCTTTGACATACAGACCCTTGGCGTCTTCGCGCACCTCATCCCAGACCCCGATTGGCTGGGCCGGATCATGCTGCCACAGCATTTTGACCGACACGCCGCGCTGCGCCAGCGACGTCAGGCTGGCCGCATATGCGCCGGCCTGCACCACATCGCCACCCTTGTCGCACTTGCCGAAATAGGACGCGTAGCCCTCGATCAGATGACCGTCGGTGACAGTGATGTCCTCGCCCAGACGCAAAAATTTGTGCTCTGGGGCACCTACATGTTCCGTCATCGCTTATCCTTCATCAGATAGTTTCGGCAATCCAAGCAGATTGCGCTTTTCGGTGTCTGTCAGAAACGCCGCCTCGGCGACCCGTTTCCATTGCGCGTCGCGTTCAACCGTCAGTGCGGACACCTGATCAAGGTCCGGCTTCAGGGTAATCGCATCGCCTGTGAATTCTGCCAGCCAATAACCGACGGACGCCGTGACACGCGCCACCAGCGGCAAAACGCACAGACGATAAAACGCCCGGTTTGCCTCCTGATAATTGGCATAGGTCGCATCACCCGGTATCCCCAATAACATCGGCGGCACCCCAAAAGCCTGCGCAATCTCGCGGGCGGCGGCTTCCTTGGTTTTCTGAAACTCCATATCCGACGGGGAAAAACCCATTGGGCGCCAGTCCAGACCACCCTCTAACAACATCGGTCGCCCGGCATTGCGCGCGCCCTGATGATGGGCCTCCATCTCGGACAGCAAACGATCATACTGATCCGCACTCATCGTGCTTTGCCCGTCGCTGCCCTGATAGACGATGGCCCCTGACGGTCGTGCCGCATTGTCCAGCAATGCCTTGGACCAGCGCGAGGCGGAATTGTGGACGTCGACCGCGGCGGCTGCCGCCTGCATGGGGCTCAGCCCATAATGATCATCCTGCGGGTGAAACGACTTTACATGACAGATCGGCGAAACACCGTCGACAACCGCAAAACGGTGTTTGCGACCACCGACATTGTACTCATAGGCCACCGGCCAGCCGTCAGCCCCGGGCACCAGATTGATCCGGTCTGACCGCAACACATGCAATTCTGCGGGAACTCCGTCAGCCCCACCGACCGCCTCTAAATAGCCATTACCCGACAGCAGCAACTGACCGTACAACGCTTCGAACAACTCGGCGCGACCCTGGGCCTGGTTCGGCCTGGAAATCAGCGCCAGCAACGGGTGCGACGCAAACCGGACATCCTGATCCTGGACCACCAGCGGAATGGCCGCTGCCGCCTCTGCGATCATCTTGACCGACCTGAAGCCAACCGGATTGGCCGCAAAACCGGACTTGGTCAGACTCACCGTGTCACGCGGGCTCCAGGCGACGCGCCCGGACGAGTGATAGGAAATCACCGGCCCTGTGGCCGATGCCTTTGCTTCCGGCGCGCTGCCACCCCGCCGTAAAAAATCAAACACCATCAGGCATGCTCCTTTCCCGGTCCGACCTGTACGGCCCGGCTATTTTCATCTTTGAATTTGCAATTTATCTGGCTGGACGCGTTACCGCCCGTTGTGTTGTCTGACCACCGGACCTATCCCAGCGTTCTGATCTGGGGCCGTCGCCACTTGGCAGCCGGCGCGATCATCAGATCATGTATTGCCCAAACCAGGGCATCCACCCGGTCAGGTGACCCTTTGCCCTGGAACCCACGCACCGTCATCAGACACATCTGGTCCTCTAACTGCGTCAATCCGTGCAAATGGCACACGCGGCCCTGTTCATATAGCGCCGCCACGGGTTCGGCGCGGGCGACTTTCCCGCGCGATGCCCTTACCGCATGAAATGGCACCAAAGGGTCCACTTGGCGCACGACAGATTCAACCAGATCGCCGCCCTGATTAACCTCTGCCACCAGACGATCCGCCCCGTGTCGCTCCATCGCAGCAATCGCAGCCTCGGCCCATACCTGAGGGCTGGCTGCCGACACTGACGCATCCTCTAGAACGACGGCACGCCAGTCTTGCGGCGCGCCGTCGGTCATGGCCCCCACGACCACGATTCCGCATGCGTCGGACCCCGCATGACCTGTAACCGGCGGGTCCACTGCGACGACAATTCTTGACAGCTCCGGCAGGGCACTTATCCGCGCCGCCTCCAGCCCGGCAAAGGTCCACATCGCGCCCTCTGCATCTTCCAGCAGTTCGCCGTCCAGTTCCTGCCGCCCCAGCCGCGTGCCCGCATAGCGCGCCCGCACTTCCTCCAGAAACGACTGCGCCAGATAGGCTTTGTTGGCTTCGGTCGGCGCATGGGTGACAACGGTCGACGATGCCGCCAGGATGGATTTCAATACCGGCACGTTTTTCGGGGTCGTTGTTACACATTGGCGCGGCGCGTCCCCCAACCGCAATCCGAACTGCAACATATCCCAGGTGTCTTCGGCCTTCTTCCACTTGGCCAGTTCATCGACCCAGGCCGCGTCGAATTGCGGCCCGCGCAAGCTTTCCGGCTCGCTGGCTGAATAAATCTGGGCCGTCGCACCATTTGGCCAGACCAAGCGCTTGCGGGTTGCCTGCCACTCCGGGCGACGGTCCGGCGGTGAACAGGCCAAAATACCGCTTTCACCGAACACCATGACCTCGCGAACCTGATCAATGGTTTCCCCGACCAGCGCCACACGGTGTGACCGGCCGGGGTCCAGCGGGCGTGATCCTTCGACTTCGGACCGCACCCACTCTGCCCCGGCGCGGGTCTTGCCCGCACCTCGACCACCCATGATGACCCAGCTTCGCCAGTCCCCTTCCGGCGGCACCTGATGGTCAAGCGCCCAGAATTCAAACAAATACGGCAACGCCAATAATGTATCCGGCGTCAGATCATTCAGGAACGTCTCCTGCAC